TATTGAAAAAACTGAAGAACATATAATTGTTACATTAGATTTACCTGAGAATAATTTTAATTTAGTTGGTTCTGAATTTAGAATTGGGTTTGATAATGAACGAGTAGAATATGATAAGTTAGAAACCAACACAATGATGAATAGTTTTGATGTTAAGAGAACTTCGTATATAAAGATAGGGTCTATATCGGTAGATGGATCTATAAACTTAAATGGTGGGGTTCAGTATAAAATTTATTTTAAACCAATACAATCTTTCGATTCAATATTAGGATTAGTATCGGTTAAAAAATCGGAGGCAGTTAACAATAACGCTAAAACAATAAACATGATCATAAAATGAAAAAGATATTATTATTTGTGTTATTAATTGTAATGTCCTGTCAACCTGATGAGTTGATGGTTGTTGAACCATATCCACAATATGAAATGATATTTGAGGAGTCTGTATCTAACGTTGTTGATGGTCAAGAGTTCTCGTTTGAAGTATCATCTACTGATGAACATATGTTAGTTATATCTCACACAAACAATTCAGTAATAACTAAAGAACTATTCACTCCGACAATGGGATTAAATACAAAAACCATTTACACCAAGTCATTACCTAAAGGTCAATTTATATTATCATTATCTACCAAAGACCTAATTTTAAAAGAAACTAATATTATTGTCGAATAGATATATTTATTAGTATGAGTTTCTTAGAAGAAAAGGATAAAGAAAGAATTGTAGAGTTTGTCAAATTCGTTAAAGACGAATTGGGTTTAAAACTTACCCCTACAATAAAATTATTAAATGGTAGGGGTGATCTTAAAACGACAGCACATTACAATTACTCAAAACCCGAAAAAGTAATAAAAGTAAACGCTAAAAACAGACATATTGTTGATGTAATGAGAAGTATTGCTCATGAGTTGGTTCATCATAGACAATTTGAACAAGGTCGTTTAGACGGACCAAAACCACCAGATATTGGTGGTGATATCGAAGATGAGGCAAATTCTTTGGCGGGACAATTTATTAAAATGTTTTCTAAGAAAGATAGTACTATCTATGATGAGTAGAATACCACTCACCATTTAAAAAATACAAAACAGATTGATTATGAAAAGGAAAATTGCAATTTTATCTATGGTATGCTTACTCACATTTAGTTGTGGGTCCTCAAAACCATCTTGGGAAAGAAAAGATAGAACACAAGTAACACAAAATGACCATGCAGTATTAGGGGTACTTTTATCAGGTCTAATTTTATTTACGTTACACTCGTTTACGACTAGATGATGTATTGATTACATCTCACCAACTCTCCTAATTACTCTATCACACATCGATTTATAATCTTTATCAAATTGGTAATTATTCATGTGGACTCTGTTAGAGTGCAGTATTGTTGCGTGATTACGTTTAATTAATCTTCCTATTTTGGCGTAGGGGAACCCAAACCGTTCTCTCATAATATAACAAAAGAGTTGTCGACCATTTACCACTTCTCTATGTCTTGTTTCGGATAAAATATCCTCAACACTTACAGATTGTTCTTCTGAGATTATCTTTAATATGGATTCAATATCCACATAAACCTTTTTAGAGGATTTTAGTCGAGCTTTAGTATTGGTTTCTAAACCAACAAAAACATAAGGATGAATTTTAATCATTTTAGTATCTATGTAAGGTAATTTCTAAATGAGATTCGATTGCTTTATCGTATTGATTACCACCTATTAAAATATTGGTGTAGAATACTTGGGACGTTAACTTTAAGGTATTAGATGGCATTGCACCGTAAGTGTCTATATCAAAAGTATAACGTGTTTTTTCACCCATATAGTCTGTTTCTATCACAGTTTGTTCGGTACAATATACACAAGGAAAGTCTATTGGTATCCATTCATCACTTAAACCATCAGTGATTCTTAAATCATAATAATCAAATTCCCATTGTGTTGTTGATACATCAAACCTACGATTAATTATAACACTTTCAAAATCTTGAGATAGGAGGAGATCCCCGTCTTCCAATACTTCAGTAACATAAAAATTACTCACAGACGCCCTGTCTTCATTTAAAACATAGACTTCACTGTCATAATTAACTTTATCTATTACGACATCAATATCAACCACGTCCCATCTACCATTTAGATTAAGTTGTGGGTTACTAATTTCTTCATATTTCTCACAACCAACTATTAAGGTTATGAACAGTAAATAAAATAATTTCTTCATATCAAATCAATTTTAAACAAATATATGTATTTTTTTTGATATACAAACAAATTTCAAATAAATTTTATGATATTTATGTTTATGAAGATATGCATATCAGAAAAACAATTGGATCTAATTGTATCCAACCAAACTGAAATAGGGGAACAGGAAGATGGTACTGACACAGGAACGAGTGATGCTTCAGGTGGAGGAACCACCGCGGGAAGTAAACAATGGGAGAGTGGAGTTACTAGAGGTCCTGATAACCAAATTGCGGTCACAAAATGGTCCGACATTGTTGGATCTAAAATAAGTAGAGGGAAAGCCAACCCACTTTATTAATATTTATAAGATATGGTAGTACAAAGACAAGGTATGTTATTAGAAAGACATAATCAAATTATTAACTACAACGGACATCAAAACCATGATAGTGGTTTAATTAGAACAGATAAGGTATTATTTGAGGCGTTTATAACTGTAGATGAAAGGTATTTCGTCATGAATGATCATGTTATTGACTTACAAGAAAAAAAGAACTTAGGTTATTTGTGGGAATCTTTAGACGTATTTAAAACTATTTTCGGTAATGTAGAGTTAGAAAACCCTCATTATAAAGAACTACAAGAAGACTTTAAAGGATTACCAATATTAGAAAATGAAAGAGATACATTATATGCTGTAAGAGATTTTCTTATAGAGAATTGGTTAACAAATGCGGCCGATTGGGTTGTGGATAGTGCTAAAGATGTTTATGACTGGGGAAAAGAAAAAGTTACCTCAGCGGCAAAATCAGTTAAAGACTTCGCAGTCGCATCATGGGATAAAGCTAAGAAATTTGGGTTAGCGATAACACAGGGTGCTTGGACTAAGGTTTTGTCTATGATTGGTAAGGGTGTTTTATGGGTACTTAGAAAATTTAAAGCGGCAGCATACTCTACAGTAGGTATTATTGTTGACGCAATATTAATCGCAACCGGTGTCGGTAAAGTTGCACAGGCGGTCTTTTGGGGATTAGTTACGGGGTTAGATGTTTACCAACTCGCAACCGGTGATTGGGAACCTAAAGGTACACCAACATGGGAAAAATGGTTAGATCTTATTTGTGATATAATCGGATTATTGGGTGCAGGTGTTGCCGCGAAAGGTGCAAGAGGACTTGTAAAAGGAATTAAAAATGCTGCACAGATACCCGCAATCGTTAAAAAGAACAAAGCAATAATGAACATAATCAAAAAAATGAAAAGTGGTGCATCGTGGGTTATTGGTAAAATAACTAAAGCCCTTACATCTTTAAAGGGTAAATGGTCCGCATTAGATAAATTCATAGACAAGATTGTATCTTTTTGTAAAAAGATTTTTACAGGTTTATCAAACTTCGTTAAAAAATTATTCCCCGATCCTGTTAAACTTACAGCAAAACAAAGATTATCAAGAGGTGTGAAAGCGGGAGGTGCTGCGACAGGTCTCATGTATGGTGTTGATAAGTACGCAGAGAAAAAAGGAAAAGAATCCTCTGAAAAGGTAGATCAGGCCATAGATAATATTGACTTATCGTCGGCGGAGTTTGATTATGACGAGATTTAAAAAAGAATAAGTATTTATATATAAAATTAAGGAATGAAACTAATTGACATTATACAAGAATCCCACATAAAAAATGGGGAACAAGAGGTAGGTGAACAAGCTTCGGCACTGAAAGGTTTTTTTAAGGGTATTAGTAACTTGACGATTAAGTCTCTTAGAACTGCGAAACCCGTATTAGCTAAAGATTTACAAAAAGTTTTTAATGCAAAAACAATTCAGGGTATTAATAAAATAGATGACTTAGTGGTTGCATTGGGTAAGGGTACTTTAAAAGGTAGGGCTTTAGGTGATGTCGCTATTGGTTTTATGAAAACAAAAGGGGTGAGTTCTAACTATATTGCAAGGTTGGCTCCTGAGTTTGTGAACACACCATCTTTCATTAAGAAATATGCAAAAGACGGTAAGAAACTCACTACCGCATCTTTAAAGTCAAGTGGTTATACCGATAATGCAATAAAGGAGATATTAAAAGCGTCTAAGAATAGTAAAAAATTTCAAGACGCATTGAAGGGGGCTAAAGGGACTGTTAAAGGAACTAGTAGTACTGTTAAAGGAACAACTAAAGGAGTAAGCGGTAGTCTTAAGGCCGCGAAAGGTTTAGGTAAACAGGTTGTAGAAAAGACTAAAAAATTCGTTACTAAAGTAACTCCAGGTGCTGGTAAAAAAATTAAAGAAGTTGCGGGAACGGTTATAAGAAGAGGAGGAAAAATTTTCATAGGTAGGGCATTACTTAGAACATTAATTATCGCAGGTGCCGCATATATAGGATATAAGTGGTGGACCAAAGGAGATGTTGAAATAGAAGAGTTCCCAAGTGACGATGATTTGGATGCAACAAAAAAATGGATGGAATGTATTGTTGGTGTGATTGAAGGTAGTGATAGAGCACACGAAATTGTTATAGATGGGGACAACAATAGTATTCAATATGACATAGAAAGTTTTGGTGGTGTGGAAACAGGAGGACATGTTGTATTTTATGATGATTATCGAGTAGTTGCTAAAAATGGTAGAACGGGTAAATGGTCTTGTGATACGACTAAGGAACTACAAGAACAATCAGAAGGTGAGGTAACAAGTCAAATGATTAGTAAGGCAATCACACAATTAGATGATCAATTATCAGGAGATTTCTTTGAGGGTGATGCTGCCGATATGAAAGACGCATATAAAATACTCAAGTCTTTAGAAGGTACGACTTATAAAGGAAAAGACACATTACAAGTTATAAAGAGTAACTACCCTAAAATTACAGGAAAGAAATTATCAGATCATATTGGTAACCTTACTAACTTAGATTTTACAGCAATTGAACTCCGTGACGAGATGTTATCGATGATTGGATCATCTAATAATAAAGGTGGTTCTAAATCGGGTGATTCGGATGATAGTGGTAAAGGTGGATCGTCACGAGAACTTAACCATTTAACTATTGTTTGGGATGATGTTGAAGGTGGTGGAGGATCCAAAGGATCTAAATATAAGCCGTGTGATGAATTCCCATTAAAAATGTATTGTATAAGTGATAAGATAAAAGACGTACAGAGATGTATGAATCCAACTGCAATGTTAAAGGTAGATGGTTACTTTGGTCCTAAGACTTTAAAGGCGATGAGAGACAACTCTTTATTCGCAGATAACAAGTCGGATGATTCTATTATAACTAAAGCGATCTACGATGGTATAATGAAAGATTGTAAAGAAGCGAAAGACGCTGTTAAAGATGCAGATTCTGAAGTTAAAAGACCTAAGGTTGAACCTGTGGATAAAATAGAAGTTAAACCAGCTGTAATTCTTACTAAATTAGATGCTGAAGGTATGATAAAGGCACATGGTGTCGATAAATTACTTGACATAACTAAAAAGAGAATTGATGGAGAAAGAATCGCTGCAATTATAAGTGATAAAGTAAAATTCCGTGGAGGTAGATACGTGTTGAAGATTGATGAGGAATTAACTGAAAAACAATTAAAGGCGATAAATCAGTACATGGCGGGTAAAGGATTCAGTTTAGATAAAAAGAAAGAAACATTAAAAGACAATAAATACGTATGGGTTGGAGATAGAGATGCTAGAAGAATCGCACGTAAAGAAAAGTCAATAGATAATATAAAATCAAAAGGAAATGAATAAAAATCTAATTAGTTCTTTGGTAAGTAAAGAATTATCTAATAGATATTCTTTAAATAATGATCTAAAACTGTTTTTAGAAAGTTTAGAAGACGAAAACAAATCAAATGATACGGGTGATACCGAAAATGATTTAAAGACCTTAGACACTATTGTAGGGGTTTTAGATAAAGTTAAAGATCACGACATGTCTGACGAAGAGATAGAACAAAGTATGGATGAAGGGATTTTAGATAGTTTGGGATCTTTGTTAGGATTAACAGGGGATGTTAACAATAAAGGTGAAGGTGGTGTCGGAGATATTGCTAAAGGTGCTGCTTGGACACAGATGAAAGAATGGTTAATACGAAAGTTCTTAATCCATTTCTTAGGTATGGAGAGTGGTAAGTTAGTTAGTTTCCTATCTGGTTCATTATCTGAGTTAAGTTATTCAGCATTACTTTCAATAGCACAAGCAAACACTGATTGTAAAAAACATGGTGATGAGATTGCAGACGCATTTATGGTGGGTATATCAAGGATGATAATCGGTGATGCAGAAAAAGACTCCGTAGGATATAACATGATAAAAAACGTGTTAGATGAATTTGTTAAGAACTCTAACGCGGGGGAATATATAGCAGAAAAAGTCTGTTCATTCAACCTTAGAGGTAACATACAAAGGGCACTTTCATAAGTGTAAAAAAATTGTAAAATACCCCTCAGAAATGTGGGGTTTTTTTATTTAAAAGATATTTATAAGTATGAGGTCAGTACTTTGGTCGGTATCTGATTGATAAACGAAATAAACGAAAAGGAGGTGAATTAATAATCTCGACAAAGGGGTCTATCGACCTCTTTGTTTGTTTACAATACTTTGTAATTCTTTAAGTGTTTGTTTCTTCTGACTATCTATTTTTATTATCTTGTGAGTTGTATATTTCTTCATATACTTCTCCTCAAATGAACTACCCACCCCTAACTCTATAATAGTTGCTTCATCAGGGATTAAAGGTTTCCTTTTTTTGGTTGTAATAATATCATCCACATAGACATTTTCAAATACTTTTAAATAATATTTGTCTTTCTTTCGGTATGTTATTTTATAAACTACAACAACAGGTATCTTCATATTTTTAATCATAAAAAAAGGGACCACTGAGGATCCCTTTTCACACTTAGTGGAGGTGGAGGGTTTCGAACCCTCGTCTTGCTCGTCCCAACCATAGAGGACTACACGTTTAGGATAGTATTTTCAAACACTCCAAAATATTAAGTTTAGTAGATGTGAGTTTAAACAACCAAACTTACAAATGTCGTCTTATAACGGAGTCTCACTGTCCTATACACTATCTGGTAGTATTATCACCTTTTTAGGAGTTTCTGTTTCTAGGTATTTCACTCTCTAACCCATTGTAGGAATAACCTTAGGCTACTGCTACTTTAGAATCAACAGATACAAGACCCATTAATTCCATTTGTGAATAAACGTCTCCGTCTAAAAAACATCTCCATAGATTTAAGTGATAGGAAATATCTCACTACGTGCCCTGTTATAATTGACTACGCCAATCAATTCCAGTCACCCCCATTAATTACTTAACTACTTTCAAAGAAGGACCATCACCTTTTCTAGGTTTTCTTCTTGGTTTTCTCTTTGGTTTCTTTAACTCGGTAGGTTCAACTTCTAACTTTTCGGTCTTCGGTTTTCTCTTCGGTTTAGGTTTTCTTTTTGGTTTAGGTTTAGAAACCACTACAGGTTTAACCTCTTCCTTTTTAATTCCAAAAAGTTTCTTAAAAAAATCTATAATCTTTCTCATAATTTATTGTTTATAGGTAAATATACCTCTATTAGTGTAAAATGTAAAGGTTTTATTCTTGAGTTGTACAATCTAACGGAAAATTTTTCTCGTACAATGCCTCAAAAAACAGTTTGTTTTTTAACCATTTCTTGTCAGTTTCTCCGATGGATTTATGATAGAGTTTAATTTTAGTGGTTACCCCTACTTTAACCCCTTCTAAATGATTGAGTACACATATTGGTAAATCATAGAAATGAAAACCTTCAAAACGATCGTCAAAATTCTTTTTAATTCTGTTTTTGTTTACCATCATAAATAAACCATCAATGATTACAACTTCCTTTATATTGTCCCCAAAAGATTTTGAATATTTTGACATGTATTTTTGTGGACCATTAATATGACCTACTTGTCCTTGCATATTTTCTCTGTGTTGCCACCATTGACCTGATACTAATTTATCGGTACCCGCAAGACCTAGAATACCATAATCAGGATTTCTATCGAATAATTTTATGATTTTAGGTGTAAGGTTTTTAGTTTCAAACTCTAAATCGTCATGTATAAAAACAACGATATCGTTTTTAGATTTCTCTAAACCTTCATTATAGATGTCAGTCAAAGACCTTTCTCCATTATTCTCATAAACTAAGTATTCATTTTTAGGGTGAGAAAAGAATTTTTTGACATGATTTAGATAATCGGGATCGATTTTTCGTGTGGAATATACTACTGTGATTGTCTTCATAAAATTAATTTAAACGAAAGGTCGGTTAAAAACCGACCTCTCTTCGAACTTGTGTATCTAATAAAGAAGTAAAGTTTGACCTCTATAAAAGATGTTACAATAAAAAGATAGGTAATTAAAATTTAATAATCAAGTGTATTTAATAATCTTTTAAATGCCCTCTCATAAAGTGGTAACATTTCAGAACTACTTTTACTTCTTGGTTGTCTCATTTTAGAGACTTCATGGCGTAAATCATCAACAATACCTAAGGTATGTGCTTTGTGGAATATTTCCTCGATTTCATCACTATTTGACCAACTCATTATTTTAATAAATCGATTTTCTGTTGGAGTTTCTGTATTTGTTTTTTAATCTCCTTAGTTTGTTGTTTGAATTTTAGTACTAAAATCTCTTTGAATATCTTTTTTTTATCTATTAAACCCATATCAATAAATACGTTTAAATATTGAAAGATCTTTGGTGGACCCTGAGGGACTTGAACCCCCGACCATCGCATTATGAGTGCGGTGCTCTAACCAACTGAGCTAAGAGTCCATTTGTGAACCCGGTAGGATTCGAACCTACGACCGTCTCCTTAGAAGGGAGATGCTCTATCCAGCTGAGCTACGAGTCCATTTTGGTACCTCGGGCCGGGGTCGAACCGGCACGGACATTACTGTCCACAGGATTTTAAGTCCGGCGTGTCTACCAATTCCACCACCGAGGCATGGTGTAAATGTAAGAACGAATATTAATAAAATCAACCCCCCTACCCCATATAAACAAAAAAACCCCACATTTCTGCGGGGTTCACTATCATTCTTTAACTTTATTTATGACTAATCAGTCAATACTTGTTTAGATGTTTTTACGGGTTCACACCCATCCTTATCGATCTTAGTTATCCTATTCTCGAATTTATCAAACCTACTATCAATATGTCGATATAAGTCATCTACTCGGTCTTCAAGGTTCTTAACCTCTTGATCCACTCTAAGGTGAATCTCTCTTTGATTATTATCTAAATCTAATTGTGTTCCATTTATGACTTCCTCGAAATCATTAGAACGTTGTTTAACCTTAACTATACCCACTATAGCGTACCCTAAACCGAATACACCAATTGTTGTAAGCATACCTAAAACGAATTCTAAATTTTCCATAATTTTAAATTTTAATTTAGTTTATGTCAAAGAACGATAGTTGTACTCGGTAGGGGAATCGAACCCCTCTTGCCAGGATGAAAACCTGAAGTCCTAACCGATAGACGAACCGAGCATTAAATCCGTCTCCATAGTCTCACCTTTTTTATGGGAAACCATAGTCGTATCGTTTTAAAAATAAGGAATTCCTTAATTCTTTCCACCATACCATATAAATAATACGAAAAAATTTTAGATTAATCAAATCACACTTCTTACAGAGTTCTTAAGTATTTATATAAAAGGATTAAGTTTCCATTAAAAAAGTAAAAATTAAAATTATGGCATTTAAAGACATTTTTAAAGATGAGAACGACATTAATGAGAAATCAGTAGTTGGTTTTGCATCTTTTGCAATTATGGTAATATTCGCGGCTGCTGATATTATCACAGGGTTTGTAGGTAAGGATTTGGTAATTCAAGAATTTATTTACAATTCATTCGTAGTAATAACGCTAGGTTCTTTTGGTATTGCTGAAGTTGGTAAAATCTTTGGTAAAAAAGGACAGGAATAAAAAAAATATTATGTTATTAAAAATTGGATCAAGAGGAAGAGAAGTTAAAGAACTTCAGGAATTTCTTGAAATCGGGGCGGATGGTATCTTCGGTTCAGGAACTGCGTCTTCAGTTAAGAAATGGCAGTCCGCAAATGGTTTGGATGCTGACGGTGTTGTCGGTCCTGCCACTTGGGACGCTATGGGTCTTGCTACTACTGACAATTCAGAAAAGACGTACGAAACAGAAAATGGATTAATAATAAATCGACACTTCTTACCTGTGGGTGAGTATAAACAGGGACCTACAAGTAAAGAGTATGTTTTTATACATCACACTGCAGGGTGGCACAACCCATATAATTGTATAGATCAGTGGGCTAGAGATAGTAGAGGTGCTGTAGCAACCGAATTCGTATTAGGTGGTCCTTCTGTAAAAGGTAATGATGATAAGTACGACGGTGAAATGGTACAATGTATCCCTGAAGGTGGGTATGGGTGGCATTTAGGTAAAAACGGATCTCAACACATGCATACACACTCAGTTGGTATTGAAGTTTGTAACTTTGGTTGGGTCAAAGATGGTAAAACCTATGCAGGTACGAGAGTTCACGAAAGTCAATTAGTTACACTTGATCAAGAATTTAGAGGACATAAGACTTGGCATCGTTATTCTGACGCACAAATTGAATCACTAAGAAAATGGATTTTATTCATTGCTGAGAGAGATTCGATAGATGTTCGTAAAGGTTTACCTGATTCGATTAGAAAGATGGGAGTATCTGCGTTTGAATTTAACGAAGACGCTTATTATGGTAGAATAAAAGGTCTATGGACCCATACAAACACTCGTAAAGATAAGGTTGATATGTTCCCTCAATCGGAACTTGTTGATATGTTACTTGGTCTATAAAAAAACCCCAACAAGGATTGCTGGGGTTTCAGGTCTATATCGGTTTCAACACCAATACTTTAACGAGAAAAAACGAAAAGGTTTCGACAAAGAGAACCTTTGATGTATAAATATATATATTTTTTAAAAAAGTCAAGTTTTTAGTTAAATGAGGGGTAAATTTTTTGTTATTTCAAGTTGCCCCTCATTTATTTTTAAGGTAATGTCAGAAAATTCTGATATTTCTCCTTCTAAAATCTTATCACTAATGAAATCCTCACATAAATTTTGGATTATCCTTTTAATTGGTCTTGCACCATACTCTTCTTCAGAATTTTTATTTAATATTTCCTGAGATACACTACGATCAAATTTAATCTTATAATTACTTTCAACAAGTCTTTTAGAAAGTTTATTAAGTTCAATAGTGATTATCTTTTTCAAAGATCTATTATCTAATTTATTAAACACAATAACATCATCGATCCTATTCAAGAATTCAGGTGTAAATTGTTGTTTGAGTGATTTTTTGATAATTGAATCTTTAACTTTGTCTCTATCTTCATCAGAAGTAAATCCTACACCTCCACCAAAATCTGAAACTTTTTTTGCACCTACATTAGAGGTCATAATAACCAAAGTGTTTGTGAAATTAACTTTTCTCCCAAACGAATCGGTTAATCTACCCTCATCTAAAATCTGTAACAATATATTGAATACATCTTTATGTGCCTTTTCAATCTCATCAAATAAAACGACAGAAAATGGGTTGTTTTTAATCTTTTCAGTCAATTGACCTCCCTCATCAAAACCAACGTAACCCGGTGGGGATCCTATAAGTTTGGAAACATTGTGTTTTTCCATGTACTCACTCATGTCAACTCTAATGATCTTATCGGGATCACCAAATAACGTGTTTGCCAATGTTTTCGCTAAATGAGTTTTACCGACACCTGTTGATCCTAAAAACATAAACGATCCGATTGGTTTATTATGTCCTTTCACACCAACTCTATTCCTTCTAATAGATTTAGATATTATTTCAACTGCGTTATCTTGACCAATAACACTCTTTGAAATTGTTTTCTCTAATGATAATAAAGATTTTGTTTCTTTGGTATCTAATTTAGTGATTGGAACACCTGTGATGTTAGTTACTATATTGTAAACATCGTCTACAGTTACAGGTTTTTTATTTTGTTGTTGTTCTTTATTCCATTTTTCTTTTTCATTTTCTAACTTCTTGAGAACCTTTCTTTCTTGGTCTCTAAGATTTGCCGCCTTTTCATAGTCCTGACTTTTTACGACTTCTAATTTCTTTAATCTTATGACTTCCGCACTACCCTTAAGTTTTTCGATGGATTCAGGAATTTTAACGTTAATCTTTTTTTCTGAACCTAATTCATCTAAAACGTCGATCGCTTTATCAGGAAATTGTTTATCTGTGATATATCTTTTACATAAAGTGACAATCGTTTCAATAACATTGTTTTGATATTCCACCCTATGAAAATTTTCATAAGAAGTTTTTAAATTTTTAAGTATTTCTATTGTTTCTATTGTAGTTGGTTCCTGTAGGATAATTTTTTGGAATCTCCTAACTAACGCGGCGTCTTTCTCTATGTTTTTCTTGTATTCGTCAAAAGTGGTTGCCCCAATACACTGAATTTCTCCCCTGGCTAATGCGGGTTTTAAAATATTCGCAGCATCCATAGAACCTGATGCATTACCGGCCCCTACCATTGTATGAATTTCATCAATAAAAATTATCACATTTGGTGCGTCTTGTAACTCATTAAGAATAACCTTAATCCTTTCCTCAAACTGTCCTCTATATTTGGTTCCCGCAACTAAAGAGGTTAAATCTAAAGACATGATTCTTTTATCAAGTAGGTTAGTCGGACAATTACCATTACTGATTAGGAGTGCTAATTTCTCAACTAATGCAGATTTACCAACACCTGCATCACCCACAATCACAACATTGTTCTTCTTTTTACGTGAAAGAATTTGTGCAATTCTCAAAACTTCTTTATCTCTACCAATTATAGGGTCTATATCACCCTCCGCAGCTAATTGTGTTAAGTCTCTTGAGAAATTATCTAATACCGGTGTCTTACTACCTTTCTTATTTCTTTTACTTTGGGACTTTGTACCCTCTTCGAAAAAATCTACTGACATATATTAAAAGTGTTTTGATTAAATATACACAAAATTGTTCCAATAGTCAAACAATCTATGACCCCATTTATATATTGACAATATGTCATGTATAAACGTTATATTTGTGACAAAAAGTCTTAAATATTGTATTGGTACTTATTTTGTTCTTAACCATACTGAAATAATATTAAAAAACTAAAACTATGATTTTATTTAGAAATGATCCTTGGATTAGACTTGTTGATGAATTTTTTGATTCAACCACAAAACCCACTCAAAGTGGTTACGTTAATGTAAATAAGAAAGAAAATGAAGACAAATATGAACTCCAATTTCTTGTACCAGGTCTTAATAAGAACGATATTGATATTGTCGTTGAGGAAGACACTTTAAAAGTTAAGTATGAGAAACCAGAAGATGTGGAGGGGTTTGTAAATTCTTTTGAACGAACTTATTCATTACCTGAAGATGTGGATGATAAGAAAATAGATGCAAAGGTCAAAGATGGTATTTTATACTTGAACATTCCTAAGGTAAAAAAGAAAACGAAACAGAGAACAATTTCAGTATCGTAAAATAGACCCCCAATTTGGGGGTTTATTTTTTTCTTAGATATTTATACTATACATCAGACTAACTTGATTTTGTCTTTTAAAATTGTTATATTATTGAATAAAATAAAATACTATGTCGATAACATCAGAAAAAATCAATGGAAAGGAGATTCTCGTTGAGATTGAGTCATCTAATCTAAAGTCTGCATCTTACAATACGGAAGATGAAACGTTACAAGTCACTTTTAAAAGTGGTGCCGTTTATGAGTATTATAAGGTTCCGTGGGCTACGTTCACAAAACTACGTTTAGCGGAATCGCAGGGTAGATTTTTTAATTTAAACATTGGGAAATCTTTCGAGTATAAGAAAGTATAATGAAAAACATTCAGATTGTTGATGAACTAATTGAAGAGATAGGGAACAACAAAGAGATAGTAAAATCTTTTGAAGTAAGAGATTCACTGTGTCGTGACATTTTTGATGTTAAGGACGGTGAATTTTTTATGCATGGTGAGATAAAGAAAAGACTTTTAGAAGTTACTGAAAAGTTTATGGACTTTTTGGATATTGAATTTTTCATACATGATGTAATTTTAACGGGTTCTCTCGCAAACTATAATTGGTCAAAATATTCAGATGTTGATTTACACATTTTAATTGATTACGATGAGACCGATTATAACTTAGATTTATTAAAAGGTTTCTTTAACAGTAAAAGAAGTTTGTGGAATAAACAACACGAAATTCTTATTAAAGGTTTTGATTGTGAGATTTACGTACAGGATGTAAAAGAACCTCACCACGCATCAGGAATCTACTCTGTTTTAAATGATGAGTGGGTAGTTAAACCAGTTAAAACAATACAATCCATCGACAAAAATATGATATTAAAAAAATCTGAAGATTTTGAAGATAAGATCGATGATATCGAGTCGAGATTTAAAAAAGGTGATAATGTTTCAGATGAAATAAAATTACTAAAACTTAAATTAAAGAAGTTTAGACAAAGTGGTTTGGACACTGGTGGTGAGTTCTCATATGAGAATTTAGCGTTCAAACTCTTAAGAAGAAATGGGTATATCGGTAAGTTATTAGATATACAAACTAAAACCACAGACAATAAATTATCCATAGAACAATAGGTATCAAAATATTTTTCTCGATATTGTTGTATTTATAGTATAAGAATAAGTTATTAATAATTAATAGAATATGTCAGATCTTAAACCATTAGGTAGTGAAAAACTACAGGGGGATGAAAAAATTAAGAGAATTATGGAACTTGCCAATTATGGTAGGTCTAATAAAACTTCACTAAACGAAGGTAACCAGACTCAAAAGACCGAGTTTATTAAGGAATCTTCTAATGGTGTATATGGAATCGTAAGAGAGAAAGAAGGTTATTTCGTAAAGAAAGGACTTACTGAATCTTCTTTAGATTACATTGGTGGTATTTTCATGAAAAACAAAAATAAATTCAACTCATATGCCGAAGCATTAAAAAGGTTAGAACTAATCAGTGGTCAAGAATCACTTAATGAGGCTAAGAAATATGTTTTAAAAACAAAATCCGCAGAACCTGTTTCGGATGCTCCTGTTGAGGATGTCCCTGCAGAACCTGTTTCGGATTTACCTGTGGATGATGCACCTATTGATGATCTACCACCTGCAGATGATGGTATTGAGGACGAATTACCGTCTGAAGAACCCGAATCAAGTGATGAGGAAGGTGAAGAAGAGTCTAAAAGATCAGACTATATGGCTGAAGTTCAAAAGTTCTCAGGTAAATTAGGTCAAGCGTTAAGAGACGTAAAAGAAAGAATGGAAAGTGATGACATCAAGTATGTTATTAATATGGTTCTTTCCGCTGTCAATATTGATGCCTTAGACGATGAGGATAAAGAAGAAATTGCAGAAAGGTTCGAACCTAAAGAAGATTTTAGTGGTGACATGTCTGACGAACTTCCTTCTGATGAAGAATCATTAGGTGATGAACCATCTGATGAACCATCTGATGAAGAGTTAGACGAAATAATGGATAAATTAGAAAGTTTTATCACAGCACCTGTCGATGAAGAAGAATTAAATATTCCTAAAGACGACACACAAGGAGTGGAAGACGCTAAAAGAAAAGGTGAAAAATTTGTTACATACGAAGAAGATAGTGAAATTGAAGAAAAAGAGTTATCGGACATTGCTGATTTGAGTTCTAGTAGTGACATGTCAGAGGAAGAAGATATGGTAGAGATTGACTTAGATGCACTCAAGAGTGAAATCAACGACACTGTTGGTGAAACTTTGAGTAAATACTTTAAGTAATATGAGACTTATCTATATCAATGAGATTGGTTCCGATTATAAAGGTCAGAAACAATATGAATTTATTTTTAGTGATCAAACCGAATTTGATATAGAAGAATGGTATCACATACCAGCGTCCACATCTACAGAACCTTTATCCCCACACTTAGAATATATTAGTTTAGTTGGTGTCCTTAAAAATAGTGACATAGAATTAGACTTAATCCAAAAATCAGATCACTTTGGAGTTATAGATGCTGTCGATGGTGTCATCTCATTAGGTTGGGAAAAGTTTGATTTTGAAAGTGAGTTTGATAGACTTACTTTTTCCTTTGGTGAAAAAATGGAAAAGGTCAACGAAAAAATAGAATCAAGAGGTTTTACACTAATAAAAGAAGAGTTAAATTATAATACGGGACAATGAAAAGAAACGAACTAATTAAAGAACTTTTAAATGAGGGATTTACAGAAAAATTTCTTTCTAAATTATCGGATAAACAAGTTAAAGGTTTAGGTGAAAGAATTTTAAAAGAAGAACCAAGTATTGGGGAATGGGTAGAAGGTCTTGTTAAAGAAAACTACCACACAGAAGTAACCACTAAAAAAGAAATTTACGAAATGATTGGTTCACTTTCAGACTCACCCGACGCATTAGCTGCGGCTCAAAACTACTTTAGTGTGGACGAACAGTCACCTGAACCGTCTAAACCAGACACAGACACACCTGTAAGAGAAAAACCAACTACAAAACCAGGTAAACCAAAAAGAGAAAATCCTTTTGAACCAAAACATAAACCAAAACCTAAGGCTAAATTACCAAAACAACTAAGTTTTGATTCTATTGGTCTTGATTTAAAAATGGCCGCAGAATGATTAGTAAAAAAGAACTATTAGAAACTATAAAGGGTTTAAAAGAAATGCCTGTAGATTACGGAGATAGTCCCGAAAGAATGACTCCTGACATTGAAGATAAATTGTCGTCAAGAGAAACACCTTTTAAAGATAACCCATCATTCCCTGAAGTTCCTGAAGATAGAGTCGAATCTAATTTTGAGGAATTATTAGCGTCTAAGAGATTTAAAGATGTTGTCGCGAAAGTAAAAAGATATACAGGTGAAGAAGGGAACGTAACAGATCAAAATGTACTCACTCAGTTAATGAGTTCTATGCAACGAACATTAATGAGCGTTTTACAATTTGAACAAGAAAATAAAGAATATTTAGAGAACTTGGCGGTAGAACTCGTTAAGAAAGAAATGGCACTACCCGATGACGCACTACAATTCGATGCGAAATTAGTCGGTATAGGTGGTATAGATTCAGAAGGATTTTCTAAAGAATCAGAAGATCCAAGTGAAGAAGAGGTAGAACAACAATTTGGTGTAAACCCTGAAGAGGCGGAAGATGGTTTAGAAGACTTCATGGATGCAATGGAAAAATTCGATGCTGAAACTGCTAAGAGAAGATTCATAAACGCATTGATTCAAGGAGCATCTAAAAAAGGACATTATATGTTTGAGTTAGTTGCAAATGAATTAACTGAAAGAGATCCAAACATTGTAAATCAATACGGTATATTAATGTCAGTAAACGATTTACTTTATTGGGTATTACCCGACGGAATGATGGAAATGGGAATGGGTGATGGAAACCAAGCTGGTAAAGAGGAAATTGATACAGAAACCGATCCACCTACAATTATTGCAAGAGCGGTATTTTTCCCTGCATTGATTCACGAAGTAATTAAAGGAGTAATGGAAATTATGGGTACACAAGGTTTACCTGACGATCCAAGATCTGCAGAGATGGTGATGGGTAAAACTGACACTTTACCTTCAGAAATTTGGGATTTAAGATTAGGACCAATTATTTGGGAGAAATTTAGATCTTCATATCCTGATAGGTTAAACCAAGAAGACATGACACACATTCAAAATTACCTTTTCTCAAGATTTTCTCAATTAGACGCTAAGGAATTCTTCAGAGTGGCTAAAGAAATTATGGGAGGTACTGAAATGGGTAAACGTATTCTAAATAACATGGTAGATCAAATTGTACAAGATTTACAAAATGAAGATTACGAAGAAGACCAATACAATAGAGAATATGGAGACGACGATGATGATGGTCTCTCAGGATTCTTAGGGTCATTAGGAATTACATTTTCTCCTGAAGACGACAATTAAATAACACGGATTATAAGAAAGTGGTCAATAGACCACTTTTTTTGTATTTATAGGATATGGATAAACAAAAACTCATACAGTTAAAAGAATACGCTAAGATCTTAAAGGATACTCCGTATGCTCTGAAAACTTATTTAACTACATATGACAATACTCAAAAGAAATATGTTCCGTTAGAGTTATTTCCCGACCAAGTAGAATTAATTAAAGATTACGACAACTACAATGAAAATATAACTCGTAAGTATAGACAGGCGGGTGTATCTACAGTAACTGCGGCGTGGTTATCCAAGAAAATACAAACAGCAAAACCAGAAAACCCTGAAAGGGTTCTTATAATTGCAAACAAAAGGGATACCGCAATAGAGATGGCTAATAAGGTTAGAGGTTTCTTAGACCAATGGCCTGAATGGATTAATGTTGGGTTCTCACCCGATAAGAACTCAGAAAGTAGGTATCGTATGAATAATGGTTGTGAGGTCAAAGCGGTTGCGACATCGGCCGATGCACTTCGTGGTTACACACCAACGGTACTCGTATTTGATGAAGCGGCATACATAGAAGCAGGAGAAGATTTTTGGGCGGCGTGTATGGCATCACTATCTACGGGTGGTAAAGTAATTCTCATTTCAACACCTAACGGACATGACCCAATTTATTATGGGGTGTATGATCAGGCATTACGAGGTATGAATGATTTTAAAATAACCGATTTAAGGTGGTTTAAAGATCCAAGATATGCAAGTGACTTAAAATGGATTAAAGTGGACGATATCATACATTACATGTTGAATAGAGAACAATATAATGATGATGAAATAATTTTAGAACAGGGTTGGGAGGAATATGAACGATTACTTGAGGAAGGATATAAACCATATTCTCATTGGTTTGAGAACATGGCAAAAAAATTCAAATATGACAAAAGAAAAATCGCACAGGAATTGGAGTGTGACTTCCTCGGGTCTGGTGATGGTGTTATCCCAAATAGTGTACAAGACAACATAAGGAAGACCATGATAAAAGACCCTATAGAGAAATATATGCAGGGTACTTTTTGGTTATGGAAAGAACCTGTTGAGGGTCACAGATATATTATGGGTGTTGACGTATCACGTGGAGATAGTGCGGATTCATCATCTATATGTGTAATCGATTTTGATGAAAATGAACAAGTTGCGGAATATGTTGGTAAGATACCACCTGATGATTTAGCATCGATCGTCTATAAGTGGGGAACACTATATAAGGCGTTTGTCGCTACAGATATTACGGGTGGTATGGGTATCGCAACTTCTCGTAAATTACAGGAAATGGGTTATAAAGACCAATATATTGATGGAGTTAATTCAAATAATATTTGGCAATACAATAAGAAAGCTCAGGAAAAGATACCCGGTATTAACTTCAACAATAAAAGAACTCAAATAGTCGCTGCGTTTGAAGAGAGACTAAGACATGGTTTTATGGTTAGGTCTTCAAGATTATTAAATGAACTTAACACATTCGTTTATATCAATGGTAGACCAAACCACATGAAGGGTGCTCACGATGACGCAATTATGGCGATGGCAATTGCAATGTATGTGGGTGACGTATGTTTTACACAATTAAAAAGAAACGATACCGCAAATAAGGCAATGTTAGATTCTTGGTTATTATCTGAACGTACTTATGAAACTAAAAAATCATTTTATTCTCACGGAACTGCGTTTGATGCTGTCGGTTCTATGGCGACTGATGGGAAACCATATAATCCGTCAGACCAAAATGTAACTAAAGATCAGTATATGGAATATAGTTGGTTATTTAGTAAGAGGGGTTATAGGTGATTAAAATAGTTTAAAATGTCAAAAAAATTTCGTATATTATAAAGACTAATATTTATTAATATGGCAAAACAAAATTTAACGGTATATCAAAGGTTAACAAAGGTTTTCGGTTTTACTGCCGACGAACCCTCTAAACCACCGCAATATAAATTTGATAGAGACCAACTGTTAAAAACAGATAGCAGAGAAGACTATGAAAAAGAACTTCTTCAACAACAACAATCACAATACATTGCAGATAAGTGGTCTAAACTTGACCAATCATTATATAACCAATCGGTTTACTACGAACCAAATAGATTGGCGGCGTATTATGATTATGAATCTATGGAATTTACACCTGAAATTTCTGCGGCGTTAGATATATATTCTGAAGAATCAACAACACTCTCAGAAAAAGGGGAAATACTAACAATATATTCCGAATCAAAAAGAGTTAAAAATATATTAACCAATTTATTTGAGAACGTTTTAGACATAAACACTAACCTACAAATGTGGTGTAGAGGTTTGGGTAAGTATGGAGACAATTTTGTTTATTTAAAGATAGACCCTGAAAGAGGAGTAGTAGGTTGTCAACAGTTACCTAATATTGAAATCGAAAGACACGAGGGGGCGGCATCTAATGTACATAAGGCAGAACCTTCATCTAATGTAACGATACCAAGTAGAGAATTAAGATTTGCATGGAAGAATAAAGATATGGAATTCCAAGCATGGGAAGTTGCACACTTTAGATTGTTAGGTGACGACAGAAAATTACCTTATGGAACGTCTATGTTAGATAAAGTTAGACGTATTTGGAAACAATTGTTACTTGCTGAAGATGCAATGTTAATTTACAGAACATCAAGAGCACCCGAAAGAAGAGTATTTAAAGTCTTTGTGGGTAATATGGATGATAAAGATATTGAATCATATGTACAACGTGTTGCAAATAAATTTAAACGTGACCAAGTAGTGGATCCATCAAATGGACAAGTTGATATGAGATATAACCAAATGGCGGTTGATCAAGATTATTTTATACCTGTTAGAGATCCGGGTCAAACATCCCCAATTGAAACATTACCTGGGGCACAGAACTTAGGTGAGATTGCGGATATTGAATATATACAAAAGAAGTTATTGGCGGCACTAAGAATTCCTAAAGCGTTTTTAGGGTTTGAAGAAATTGTTGGTGAAGGTAAGGGTCTCGCGTTGATGGATATTAGATTCGCAAGAACTATTAACAGAATTCAAAAGTCTCTTATACAAGAGTTAAATAAAATTGCATTAGTACATCTTTACTTATTGGGGTTAGAGGATGAGTTAGATAATTTCACTTTATCCCTTACTAATCCATCCGCACAATCGGATTTATTAAAAATAGAACAGTGGAAAGAAAAGATAACACTTTACAAAGATGCAACATCAGACCAATCACAAATTGGTATACAACCTGTTTCACATACTTGGGCTAAGAAGAACATCTTAGGTATGAGTGATAACGACGTTGTCTTAGATTTACAACAACAAAGACTCGAACGAGCACTTGGTGGTGAATTAGGACTTACACCTAATATTATAAAAAGAACGGGTGTATTTGATGAGGTTGATAAGAAATACGGAATACCTGAAGAAGAGAGACAAGCAATGGATAGTTCGGGAGTGTCCGCTGATACAGGTATGGATAGTGGTCTCGGTGATATAGGTGGAGATACAGGAGGTGCACCACCCCCACCGGCGGGTGATGTTGCGGGTGATGAACCGTTAAGTGAAAGTTTAAAAACATCCAATAAATCTAAAATATTAAGTATGTTGGGTGATGAAAAACAAAATTTCGATGATCTTTTTGATGTAGATAAGGCACAACAGAATATTTATGAAGTAGAGAATAAACTCAAAGACATATTAAAAGAATAATTATGGCAACATTTGGAAATATCAAAAACAAAATATTGGTTAAACTAACCGAATCATATGGTAAGGAAAATTTTAAGAATGACCTTAACGCATATTTTAAACCAATCATGAAAAACAATACGTTAAAGGAAATGTATTCACTTTATGAAGACGTAGAAAAAATGACTTTTAACGATAAAGAGACTGCACAGTTATATGTTGAGGAGTTATCTAAAGTACTTAAACATAAGAATGAAGAAGTCGATACCTTACTAACTAATATAAACGAGACATTAGTTGGTGTAGAACCAACAGACAATACAATATATGAATCTTTAGATATTATCTCTTGTCCTGATACGTTGGGTAACATATCATCCAAAGTTGTGGCTAAAAAGAACTTAGTAGATCACCTAACTACTGATAAGACAAACAATTCATTAGAAGTTGAAAAAGGAGTAAATGAATCACTTCTGAATTCTGTTTTAGTAAATAACTTTAATCTTAGTTTCGACAAAACATTAAATGAAGAAGATAAAACTAAATTAAAGAGTATATTATCTTTAGATCAGAAAGATGTAGAAAGTAAATTTTTAGAATTAACTGAAACAATAAATGAAAAATTAGATTCCTTGGTTGAGTCCGATAAAACGTTCGAGAATAAGTCTAAACAAGTAAAGACAGAAATCAATGAAATGGTTCAATCTAAGTATAATCTATATCGTTTAGAAGAGTTATTAGGTAACTTAGAATAATTTTTCCTTTATAGGCGGCTACCTTAGAGGTATTAATCCCTGTTTAAGATATATCAAAGTCTTAATCGGGGATTTTTTATTGCTCGTTCTCGTCTTTTAATCTTTGGATATAGATTGCCTTTTGTTTTTTTAATCTTTTCTTTTCAGAAGGTTTAACAAATTCTTTGTTTTCTCTGAGTATTCGTAATTGTTTTACATTCCGAACCTTAGAACGCAATTTTTTAATTGCCCTTTCTATTCCTCCCTTATCTACTTTTACAATTAACATATAATTTGGTATATTAATAAATATACTAGAAAAATTTGTTTTTTTAAAGAAAATTCTTTATATTTTATTTAAACACCATTAAAAGATTATAACAAATGAAATAGATGAAATTAGGACGTTACATCCCATTAGGGGATCACAAAAACGTTAAAATTGGTTATGGTACTATAAACCATAAAAATTTAAAAACAATATACCTCTCTTTAAACTCATGGTTAGAACCAGATGAAGAGTGTACAGATTATGACGGAATCGTCAGAAACTCAAGAAATAAAATAAAAAGACTAATACATAATTTAGGTCATGGTTTATTTAGACCAGAATCTATTGTAGATTTAGATATAAGAACTAAAGGGATACGAAAAGAGAAAAGATCTTTTATGAATATTGAAATTACTCTTTACACTCTAAAACAGATCAACATTAAAGATAAAGACCTAAAAATAGACATGCAAAGTATGTTGTGTGAGATTATAGATACGTGTTTAGATAACCGATTATTATATAATTTCCACAAAAAGAAAAAATAAGTTCGATTTCTATGTATTTATAGTAATAAAACTACAGATACATGAAAGTATTAGGACCAAAAGAAACGGGTAAAGGAATATTAATAGAATATGATGCAGGTTTTATTTCACCTGAAGAAAATAAATCTGTAATATCTGAAATGAAAGGTATTGACTTTTCTGAAGATATTATTCTTTACGCAGTTTTACAAAAATTCGACACTCCCAATAAAAACGGGAGAATATATCCAGAGAAATTATTAAAAAGAGAGATGGAGAAATACCAAGATGTTATTGGTAAAGGTTCTGCATTGAATGAGTTGAATCACCCATCATCTTCACTTATAGATTTAGACCGAGTATCACACACTATTGAAGAAACTTGGTGGGATGGTAAAATTTTAATGGGAAAAATTAAATTATTACTTTCTCCAGGTTGGAAGAAGTCAGGTATTGTAAGTACCAAGGGTGATCAAGCGGCAATGTTATTGATGAACGGTGTAACGTTAGGTATTTCATCAAGAGGTGTGGGATCATTAAAATCAGTAAAAGGTCAGAATATCGTTCAGGAAGACTTTGAATTGGTTTGTTTTGATTTAGTATCATCTCCATCGACACCTGGGGCATACGTTTTTCAAGACCCATCAGACAGAGAAAAATACGAAGAATCCATAGAAGAACAACCGATAGTAGACGAAAGAATGAGTCGACTCATGGGTAAACTTGATAGTTTTCTATCAAAATAATAAATTTTTCTGTGTTTAGTATATCATAAAAGTAATTTTTTCTGAAATAACAAGTATTTATTATTAAACAATTATAAAAAAAATGAGCAAAAAATCCATTTTAGAACAAGCATTGCTTCAAGTACAAGATCTTGAAGAGGCAGTAAAAGCAAACGCAAAAGGTATACTTGCTTCAACTATGAAGGAAGAACTAAACGAAGTGCTTAAAGAATCTATGGAAGAAGAGGTAGTTGAGGGTAACGAA